CATCGATCCAGACATGTTAAGAGAGGTACTGAGTAATACTCGAAGTCCTCTTTTCTCAACAATGTTATATTGTCTGGATATTCTGCCCGCACAATCGAAGCACTCTCTCGGATAAGCGCTTCTATTGCTTTTTGCTGATCTGGGCGAACGTTGAAAGCTCGATAAAAACTCATCCTGGTTTCATCTGTGATGCTATCACCACTTTTTGTTCCCAGAATGAGAGAGGAAAAACCGCTTCGCTGCATTTTAGCACTTTTGCCTGTGATAGCAGAAAGTCTTCGATAATGTTCGGATAATATAGGTATATCACCGAAAGCAGCTAAGCCACCTACACCTATGCTTTTTAAAACAGAATAAGCTTCTTGAGCACTACGATTAATAGTGCACATGTCTTTAGGTAAGGCTGTTTTCCAATTACGAACCATTTTCCACCCCAAGGTTGTGAAAATAGGTGAACACTGACAAAAAACAATTTGCTCTAACACTGAAACGGAAGGTTCAAAATCGACCTCATGTCCTGATTTATTAAATACAAAATCAGCTATTTCTTTGAAGACAGGTTCTGATGATGTTTCCATAATAGCAACAAAATCATCTCCGTCATCTAAAAATTTGACAAGCAGTCCTCTTTCCTTCATTTTCTTAGTTATCATAAACAAATAGGAGCACATTAAGACAATATTCCCACACGAAGTGTTCATATCACCAGTGCTTCGGATACCACGACTTTGCCAACGAAACACTTCCGTTGGCGTCCTCATAGTACCTCGATTTGTCCAAATTTGCCGAGCAAGAGAGTAAAAGTGTGTTTTCACTTGAGGAGCTATATAAGTACTATACACTCTCGTTTCCCAACGGAGCGCGTCATAGTGCACATGCTGATCAAATCTCCGAGCATCGCCAGGAATCGCAAGAGGCTTCACAAAACTTTGCCAACATTCTTTGGCCATTTGTCCTCTCTCCATAGCGTTTTGACCCTTGGCAATAATTCTATAACCAAAGACCTCGTTGATTCGATCATAAAGCAAATGCTCTATGGGCCTTATATAACGACCCCATTCCACATTAAACCTAGGATCGCGCGGGTTAACCAACCGCGGTACGCCCTCTTTGGCGCTATAATCCGCTTTCTCAAGTTTCAAAAACGTAGAGATTGCGGAATCTTTGGCAGTCAG